ACCGTCGGCATGGATGTAGCGCCAATAAGGGCGCACCTTGAGCAAATCGGGGTCATGCAACTGCGCCCAGCGCCCGGCGGCGTAGCTGCTGGCCATGTTGGTTTGGTAAATCACCCGCGTGCGCCAGGCCTCTGCGGCCTTGCTGCCCTCACCCGTCCACCCCGTCCAGCCGCTCTTAGCCACGGCGGCGGCAAAGTCCTTGCGAAATTCACCAATGGACTGCCCGCTGATGGATTTACCCACCGCGGCCCGAAGGTCGTTGAGCAAATCGGCCTTTTGTGCCCCGGCCACCATAAAGGCGCGGTCGTGGGCGGCCTGCCACAGGTCGTCCCAGCGCTCGGTGGGTAAATTTAGTTTGCCCTTGAAAAAGTCAATCTGCTGCTGGAACTGCTGGCGCGCGCCGTCCAGCGCCAGTGTTAATTCAGCCGGGGTTTTGCCCATGTTGGTAGCCATGGTTAACGCTACTGCCCGTCTGCCACGGCGGCCATGCCCGCCAGCTCGGCGGCGGCAAAGGCCAGCGCCATCACCTCGGTGAGCTGCTCGGTGGGCAAGTCACCAAAGGCCTGCAACAAGCTGTCGCGCAGGGCCTGCGGCGATTCTGCGGCGCTCACCAGGCTGGCAATGCGGCGCATCCACACCGCCAGCACCGTGTCACCCGCTGTGGCCAGCAGGTCAAGCTGGGCGGCCGTGGGGTCAAGGGGTGCCTCGGCAAAGCTGGCCGGGGCAGCTGCAGCCCCAGGCAGCGCCACAGCTGCGCGCGCTGCATTGGGCTCTGGCACGGGCTCTGGCACGGGCACGGGCACGGCAATGTCACCGTCTTGCAGGTTGTACACACGCGCCCAGTAGGCCGGGCTAAAGCGCAGGCCGGCGTCAAACAGCAGCTTGTCGCGCTTAGCCTGTACATCGTCCACCTCTTCTTGTTCAAACAGCTCAAACTTCGGGGCCGGTGCGCCCTCACCCTCATTGACATCCACCACCCAGCGCAGCAGCTGGTTCAGGGTGGCCTCACACAAGCGGGCATCACCGTCGCGCAGGTCAGCGGCCACTTCCAGCCCGGCGCTGGCGCTGGCCCGGTTGGCACTGGCCTCGGTGCTTTGGTTTTGCCCCAGCAGGGCAATGGCTACCTCGCTGCGGCAAAACATGAGCAAGCGCTCATACAGGTCGGCGCTGCCGCTTTTGCCAGCAGCTTCCTTGATGTCGATGGTGGCATCATCGGGCACCACGGCCACCGCGTCTTGCACCATGGCGGCCAACTGGTCAAGCAGGCGGTCGTTCTCAGGCCCCGGCGTGCCGCGCGGGGTTTTGCCCACCACCCAGGGCGTGCCAAACTTCTCGGTAAACGTCACCCAGAATTTAAGCCCGCCACGTTTGAACACCACCGGCCAGAAACACATGCTCAGATCCGCAAAGCCGTAGGGGTTGGCATAGCTGGCCTCTTGAGCGGGTATTAAAAACTTGCGCGCTGGCACCGGCTCACCCAGCGCCGGATGGGTGCGGGTTTTAAAGCGCAGTTGTGCATCGGCATCAAACTGAAACCAGTGCACCGGCTTGGCCAGCACGTCCAGCGGCACGGTGGGGCCCGCGCCGGGCGCGCTCCACAGCACCTCCAGCGGCTGCCAGCCATACAGCACGGCATCCATCACCTCATGCAGCACGCGGTGCAGATCAAGCCGGCCCAGCACGTCTTGCGCCAATTTGGTGCTGCGGGCGCTGGCCTGGCCTTGCACCACGCGCCACTCCAGCCCCTGTATGGCAGCTTTGCGCCGGCGTATGCAGCCGCCCACATGGGCATCACTGCGCAGGTCTTGGTACACCCGCAGGTCGCTGCCCTGCTTTTTCAAAATGGGGTCGGGGTTGGGCAGGTACATGCCCAGCGCAAAGAAGTCGGGGCTTCGGTCGCGCGTGGCAATGTGCTGGTCAATCGTCTTGCCGGGCTCGGCAAAACGTACATACTGGGTGGGGTTCACATACATGCCCCCTGGGGCGCCGGTTTTGATCATGCTCAATATCCTTCAAAATTGACACGGCCCGCACGCACCCTGGGGCGGCTGGCCACCTCAGGCGCACCGGCACCGCTGTGTGCCGCCATCCACAGCATGTGCAGGCAGTCGGGGCCATCGTCGTGGTCGGCTTTGGGAAAGTGGCGCAGTTGGTCAATCAGCGTCACCTGGCTGGTGTGCAGGCGTATGCTGGCGTTGACCATGTGCGGCTGCAGGCTTTCTATGCGCAACAGCTTGTCGGTGCTGGGTTTGATTGAGCGGGCAGGCACGGGCACACCTAGCTCGCGGCTGCGCTTGACCAGCTCGGTGCACAAAAACTCCTGAAACTGCACGGTTTCCACCACCCACACGGCGCAATGCCAGGTTTTTTGCAGGGTGATGATGTCGCTGATGATCTTGTCAGGCAGGCGCTTTTTGATGTCGGCTACCACCACGTCCAGTACACCGGTTTTGCGGTTCAGCCGGCCCACCAGCAAGGCCGAAGGGTCGCGGCTGGCCCCGGCTTTGCCCAGCGACGGGTCGCAGGCGCCAAAGAAGATGCAGTCGTCAGTGGGGGCTTGTTGCCAGTATTTGATGACGCCTTCACCTGCAAACGGGCTGTTGTCACCGGCCACGGGGTCGTTTTGGTACTCTGAGTCAAAGGTGGCGTGGCCGTCTTTGGCGCGGATGGTCATCAGCGTGAGCAGGCTGCGCGCGGCCCAGCTGACCTGGGCACCGGCCAGCATGGCGGGCGCGTTGGCATCATAAAAGGCTTGGGCCGGGGCCTTGCCCTGGTTGCGCAGCAGTTCTTCCCACTGGTCCCACAGGGCGCCGTTGTCGGGCCACTGCAGCAGGGCTTTGAAGCGGGCACAGTGCCACAGCGGGTTGGCCAGCGTCCTGCTCAGCACGCTGTCATAGTGCAGGATGGTGCCAATATAGATCACGTCAAACTTTTCGCCAGCGGCACCCAGGGGCAGCACGGTCTTGCTCAGCCAGGCTTGCAGCTTGTCGCGCTGCTCTGGTGAGCGCACTTGTTCGTCGTTTTCAATGTCGTCCAGCACACACAGGTCTGGCCGGTACGGGCCATGGCGCAGGCCGCGCAGCTTTTTGCCGCTGCCGGCCACTTGCACCTTGGCATCGTTCCTGGTCACGATGGTGCCGCTTTGCCACACCCGGCCCTGCCCCACCACGGCAGGAAAGTCCATAGCCAGGCGCGGATTGAACTCCAGCTCGGCCTTGATGGCCTCCAGCATGGGGTAGGCCTGGTCAATGCTGTCCATGACGATCACCGGGTAGCGCTTGCGCCCGGTCACCAGGCACCACAGCACGTAGAGCTGACTCACCAGCGTGCTTTTGGCCTCGCCGCGCGGGGCGGCTATGGCATCGGTCTCGCTCTTGGGGCTGTTGGCAATGTCCACCAGGCGCACAAACAGGTAGTCGTGCAGCTTGGAGCGGTGCGGGCTGCGGATGTAGTGCGGGAAATAGGTGAGCGTGAAGTAGCCAAAGTCGGCCTGCGCCTGTTTGCGCCGCGCCACACAGGCCTGCGGGTCGGGGTCGAAGCCGCTGACCTGCGCCTCTATGCGTTGGCGCAGCTGGGCGGCAAAGGCGGCCAGGTCGGCGGCGGCGGCTGTGGGGGTTAGCTGGGGGCGTGCGGTGGCCATGGGTTACGGTTCATAAGAAAATCGGGCTTAACTTTTTGGGGTGGGCTTATGACGCACACACAGCAGATTCAATCTGAACTAAGAGCATTGACTGCGTTGGGTGACAGGCGCAACAGCGCGCTGTATGCCTGGCTGCGCTGGCTGGTGTTGCTGGCAGCGGGGTTTTTCTCGCTGATGGCGGGGCAGCTAACAGGCAAAGCATGGCCACCGACGCAGCTGTGGGTGCTGAAGCTGGCTCTAGGACTAAATGCGGCAGGTATCCTATGCGGCGCAGCCGCTCTGTACGGTGAAGTAGCCAGCCTGCGTGGGCTGGCCCTGGCATACAAGGAACGTATAGCCAGCATTCTGAATGCACCAGATGCACACGCACCCAGCGGCCCAGTCGTCGCCAAACCGCACGCGCTTTGGCGTGCCAGCGAATGGCTCTGTTATGCGGCGCTGCTGGGGTCTTTGGTGTTGTGGGTGGCATTTATTGCGCTCCTGTAAAAAGACGGCTTAACGCTCGCCGCGCGAGTAGGCTTCCAGCGCGGCCAGGGCGGCTTCACCGGCGCTGGGGTTCAGGCGCATGAGCAGCTCGGCAAAGGCTTTGACGGCACCGGTTTCTATGGCCAGTTGGTCAAGGTCGGGGCTGATGGCGCGCATGGCGGCCTTGGCTTTGCCTAAAGAATCGGCCAGGCTGGCAATGGCTTTGGCGGCACTCACCGCATCCACCTCATCATCAGCACCGAGCTGCTCCATGATGGCCTCGGCGCGCAAGATGACGGCAGCGGCCACGCGGCCCATGGCGGCGTCAAAGCCACCCCCGGCCACAATCAGGCTGGCCTTTTGGAACTTGTCCCAGTCGTCCCCCTGGGCCAGGGCGTCGGCTTTCCAGCGGCGGGCGGTAGCGCTGCCTATGCCGCACTGCACGGCGGCCAGCTCCAGCGGGCTGCCACTTAAGAAGGCGGCGCGCAGGGCGAGTTGGGTTTCTTTGGGGTGGGCCATGGGGCTTAGCCTGGGAAAGGTGCGCGGCGCATGACCACATCACGCCCGCGCTCTATGAGCTGGGCGTTGTCGTCTTTGAAGCGGATCAGGCCTACCTCGGCCAGCCACATCAGGTCGGCGCGCACCAGGTCAGAGCTGACGGCCAGGTTGTGGGTGTACTCCATGTCGCGCACCAGCTCTGAGGTACGGGCGGCGCTGTTGTCGGCCTGAAACAGGCTCAAGAGCAGGCTGTGGCGGCGGTGGGCGGGGGTGATGACGGGGGTGTGCATGGTGGTTCGGTGTTGGTTTTATAGGTGTTTTCTATCAGGCATGTAAATTGCGGGTTGCATTAAACGTGCCATACATTTTTGATAGTATTTTTCTATTTTTATGCGAAGGGACCTGAGCCGGTGGCGGCTTAGCGGCTGGCTTTGCGCTCACCCATGTGGTGCAAAAGCATGCGCAGGTTGTCGTTCATCTGGCTGATTTCGCCACTCAGGCGGCTCACCTGCTGGGTGGTCTCATTCAACTCGCGGTAGAGCTTGCCCAGGTCGTCATGGGTGGGCACCACTTTGAGCGTGGCTTCTATGCGGCTCAAGCGGTCGGCATGGTTGGCAAAGTTGGCGCTGGCTTTGGTGTCAAGGTGCTCCATCTTGTCGGTGGTGGCCTTGTTTTTGTTGACCAGGTGCACGTAAAAGCCTATGCCCCACGTCAAGACAAAGTTGGCGGTGATGATGTAAGGGGTGAGTTCAGTAAAGTTCATGGCGCGGCGGTGGGTGCGGTGGCGTGAATGGCTGGGCGGGTGATGAAGTCAATCAGCGCGTCAAGCCGGGCGCGGCAGGTTTCATAGGCGGCGCCGGCGTCAATGGCCCAGCTGGTGAGGTCGGTATCGCTGGCAGTGGCCCTACCCGCTGCAGCAGGGCCGCTGGGGGTTTGGGGCAAACCAGCAACAGAGAGGCCGGGGGCGCTGTTGAGCAGGCGCAAAGCAGGCTCGCGCAGGCAAGCGCTGCCAGTGGTGGCTTGCACGATGGCATGGGTTTTCTCCTGTTTCAGGCGGTCAATGTAGGTTTGCTGCTGTAACAGCCCGGCGCTAAGCAGGTCACCACGGGTTTGCGCCTCAAGCATGGCTTGTGCTGCGGCGCTGGCGGCTGCGGCACGCTCGGTGGCGTGGGTGGCGGTGAGTTGGGCCAGCTCAGTGTGTAGCGGCATGCGGCCCAGTACCCAACCACCCCCCGCGCCAATGGCCACGGCTAACAAAAACTCGACCCAGCCTATGCTTGCGCCGCTCATACCCCTGCCCCCCACGCGGCGTAAAGCGCCTGCAGCGTCATGATGCGTTTGGGGTAACCGAGGTTTTCCGGGCAATGCACACCGGCGCGGCGGGCGCGGCCACAGGCGGCGTCTACCTGTTCGCGGGTGGGGCTGGGCAGGCCGGTGGCACGGGCCTCAGCCTGCCAGTGACCCAGGCCGCCGTTGTAGCCACGCAGGGCCACCCAAAAGCGGTCGCGGGTGTTAAAGCGCTCTGGTGTACGAGCGTACAGATAACGGTCGTACCCCACCAGCGAGCGCAAGGCCCAAGTGGGGTTGGCGGGCTGGCAGTCAGTGACCCCAAGCCCGTTGATCTGGCACCACCATTGAGCCGTAGCAGGCATGAACTGCGCCAGGCCAGCCGCACCCACACGGCTCACGGCCTGCGGTTTCCAAGCGCTCTCAGTGTGCACTTGGGCGGCAAAGCTGGCAATGGGTGCATTCAAGCCCCACTGGCTATGGGCAGCGCGGGTGAGCTCGGCGCGGTAGCGGCGGGCGGCGGGTGGCGGGTTGCCAAGCGCTTGAGCCTGCGCCGGGTTGACCCAGGTGATGGCAATGGCCATGCCCAGCATGGCAAACACCAGCACGATCCACAGGGTGCCCCACACGGCCATACGCCGCAACCGGCGCGCGGCACTGCGCTCTAACACAGCGTGCAGGTGTTGTCCCATGGCTTACGCCCCCAGGCCCATGGCCAACATGGCGCAGCCCACAATGATGGCGCGCCGGAGCATAGCCACACCCAGCACTTGCAGCAGCACGGCATCGGGCTGGGCGGCGAGCTGGATGCTCAATCCTTCGGGGCCAAAGCTTTCCTCAAGCTCTTCAGGGTCGCCGTCCAACGCCAAAAACGCATCAGGCCGGGCATAGGGAAACAGGCTGCGGTCAAGCCAGTAGCCCACCACAGCGGCCAGGCTGACCAGGCTAAGCTTGTACAGGCTCACAGGCAGTTGCTGCGGCGCCACCAGCCACACGCAAAACAGCAGCGCCAGGGTGATAAGAAGCCAGCCCGACAAGCGGGGGGCGCTTTGAGTGACTTTGCGGGACAGACCTTTAGCTCTGTCCCCAACAGTTTGGTGGGGTTTGGGTTGGTTCATGCCCCTGATTTTTTCCGCGCGCGCGCGAGGTCGTAACGGCGCACGGCTTCGGGGTGACCATGAAAAAACCCGCCAGGCTTTGCAGCGCTGGCGGGTTTTACATCTTTACACCTAGTGTAAATTGGTCAATGCACCAAGCCCTCCAGCTGAGCCGTATCCGCCAGCGCCTGGCCTAGCAGCTGGGCCACGGCACCGGACAAGGCCAGCACTTGCGCCAGGGCGGCTTGCGCGCCTTCGGCGTCCCAGGCGGTTTCGCACTTGTCGGGGATGCACAGCGCCACGGCGCGGGCCTGGTCCAGGCGCAGCCACAGGGTGTTTAAGGCTTGCGCCGGGGTGGGCTGGGGCACAGAACACACCGTTGGCTGGGTTGAACCCACGGTTTTGTGGGTTTTTAAGGCGGTGACGTTCATGCGGCCTCCGTGAACAGGGTGGCCTGCGGGCTGGCCACCATGGGCGCGGCGGGCAACGGGGGCAGCACGCCAGCCGCACGGGCCTGGAACAGGATTTGGCGCACGTGGTTTGGGGTGCGGTTGATGGCGGCGGCAATCTCGATGTTGCCTTTGCCTTCGCGGGCCATGCGCACAGCCGTGTCATGGGCGTCGCGCTTTTCGCGCATGGTTTTGAGGCGCTGCACGCTGGCCATGAGGTCGATTTGTTTGTCTTTAGAGCCAATGAGCTGGCCTTGCAGGTGGTTGATTTGGTAGCTTTGGGCCAGCAGGGTTTGCTGTTGCTCGGCCAGCAGGCGGGTGATTTGCGCGTCGCGCTCGGTGATCTGGGTGTGCAGGGTGTCCACTTGCGCCCACATTTTGACGATCAGGGCGTTGGCGGGGTGCTCTTCGGGCGTAGTTTGGCGGTTGGCCAGCACCTCGCTAGCCCAATGGCGAAACTTCTTGCTCTGGCGGGTGTTGGCAAAGAAGCCCAGTTTGATGCAGCCGGTGGCACTGAAGATGCGGGTGCGTTGCTCACCCCTTGAACCCGT